ACAGTATATTACCAAGTTGAAAACGGTCATGATCGGGATGGATTGGGGTCAGAAGAGAATTATTTCTGGAAAACAGCGAAAGAACGCAGTGAAGTTGAAGAAAAAGAGGAAAGAAAACCGTTTGAACCGAAAACAGGCAATGTAGACATTAATATTGAACCAGAATTAGGATGAAACACGTAAAAAATGCTCATATGGGTACACATTTACTCGTTGAAGTGTATAATGTACCCTTTGAGAAATTAAATGATAGGGATAAAATCGAAAAAGTGTGCGTTAGTGCTTGTAAAACCGAAGGTTTAGAGGTTTTAAACACTTATACACATCAATTTGATCCTTATGGGGTGACTTGTACTGTAACTTTAGGTGAAAGTCACCTTTCTTGCCATACTTGGCCAGAAAAAAATTGTGTTGCGTTCGATATTTTCACTTGTGGATCGAAAAATCCACGTTCAGTTGCTTGGTGGGTGCTTGAATACTTTGACTCTAATGAATATGTAATGAAAGATTATGCAAGATAGGCTATAAATAAAACTAAAAGCATTAATAATGGCGAAGCCACGCAAATCTAAAGCATTTAAAGATATAAGTTTGTCTTTTGACCCACATCCAGTGACAAAAGACCTTCCTGTGCTTACAAATGAGCGAGCGATAGTGAGATCAGTCAGAAATTTAGTCGAAACTATACCTACTGAAAGATTTTTTGACTCAAATATGGGTACAAATATTCGTGGTATGTTATTTGAGAACTTTACTGGTTCCGATGTAATGATAATTGAAGATATGGTGCGTAATACTGTTAGAAACTATGAACCTAGAGTAGGTGACATAGGTGTTGAAGTAGATGCATCGCTTGATGATAATACAATTTCAGTCAGAGTGCTTTTTGATATTATAGGACAAGAAGCTCCTACACAAGCTTTCACATTTATATTAGAACCAACAAGATAATATGCCCTTTACTCAGTTTACAAGTTTAGACTTTGATCAAATCAAAGCACAAATTAAAGATTTTCTTCGTTCAAACTCAAATTTCTCCGATTTTGACTTTGAAGGTTCTAATTTCTCTGTTTTAATTGATACTTTAGCATATAATACCTATATCAATTCATTTAACGCAAATTTAATTGCAAATGAATCATTTTTAGACTCTGCAACTATAAGAGAAAATGTTATATCTCTTGCAAGAAACATTGGTTACGTACCCCGTTCAAAAACCGCTGCAATCGCTACAATCAATATTGGTGATATAAACTTAGGAAGTACAAATGACAATACTCCTAAGTTCCTTACACTGCGTTCTGGACTTGTATGTGTTGGTAATGTAGCAAATACCACATATCGATTCTCAATACCAGATGAAATTACTTCTTCAAGAGTAGTTGATGTAGGTGGAACATCATTTGCAAAATTTGACGATCCAATTAGTGTATATGAAGGAACTCTATTACAAAGAGTTTATAGAGTTGATACTTCACAAGAACAAAGATATATTATTGATAGTCCTAATATTGATAGTTCAACATTACGAGTTTATGTTAAAGGTACAAGTGATGTAGGACTTGGTAGAAAGTATTCTATGGTTGATAATATATTAAACATTGATAAAAACTCAGAAATATATCTAGCACAAGAAGTTCAAGATGAAAAATATGAAATACTGTTTGGTGATGGTTTATTTGGAAGAAAATTAGAAAATGCTGCAATAGTTACTGCAAGGTATATTGTAACAGATGGTGAAACTGGTAATGGTCCATCAGAATTTAGTTTTCAAGGTTCATTTACAAAGAGTGATGGGACTTTATTCTCACCCTCTGACAATGTTGTCGTTACTACAATCTCAAACGCTTCTAACGGTGCTGAAGTTGAGGATGTGTCCTCTATTAAGTATTTTGCACCAAGACTTTACTCAGCACAATATAGAGCAGTTACACCAAGAGATTATGAAGCAATAATCGCAACTATATTTCCACAAACAGAGTCTGTTGCTGTTGTCGGTGGAGAGGAATTAGACCCACCACAATTTGGAAAAGTTCAGATTAGCATTAAACCAAAAAATGGTACATTTGTATCAGACTTTGATAAATCTCAAATTAAAAATAAATTAAAGAGTTACGCTATCGCTGGTATAAATTCTGAAATAGTTGACTTAAAGATACTATATGTAGAATTAAACTCAACAATATATTATAATCCTGCTCAAATTGCATCTGCATCTAACTTAAGAACTGAGATTATTAATTCATTAGATGCATATTCAAAAAATGTTGAAATTAACAAGTTTGGTGGAAGATTCAAATATAGTAAAATCAATACCCTGATTGATAGAGTAGATAATGGAATTACTTCAAATATTACAAAAGTAATTATCAGAAGAGATATGAAAGCACTTATTAATCAATTTGCTCAATATGAGTTATGTTTTGGTAATCGTTTTTATATTAATCCAGCAGGATATAATATTAAGAGTACTGGATTTACTATTACTGGATTCAACGAAACTGCATATATTACTGACGTTCCAAACAAAGATTCATCTGGCAATTTAGACGGTAGTATGTTAGGAACTCTTACTGTTGTATTTAAGAATAATAAAGGACAACAAGTAGTATTAATCAAGGATGCTGGTATTGTTGATTATAAAAAAGGTGAAGTAATACTAAACACTATTAATATTACTTCAACAACCTCACAAAATAATATTATTGAAGTACAGGCATTTCCAGAATCAAATGATGTGGTAGGATTAAAGGATCTTTATTTAAGTTTTGATGTTTCAAATACTACAATAAATATGAATAAGGACGTAATCGCATCAGGTGAAGATGTATCAGGAATTGTATTTACAAGAGATTACTACACATCAAGTTACTCTAATGGAGATTTAGAGAGGAAATAATTTATGTCAAATATTGACAAGAGAATAAAAGTCAATACTATTATTGAGAATCAGTTACCTGAATTTTTGGTAACTGATTTTCCAAAAGCCGCTGAATTTTTAAAGCAATATTATATCTCACAAGAGTTTCAAGGTGGTGCAAGTGATTTAATTAATAATTTTGGACAATATTTAAAACCTGATAATTTAGTACCTGAAGTTGTTGTGGGTGTTACTACAGCTTCAGCAGATATATCGAGTTCTGATACAATCATAACAGTTCCTAGTACTGTAGGATTTCCTCCTGAATATGGTTTACTTAAGATAGATGATGAAATCATATCTTATACTGGAATAACCTCAACAACCTTTACTGGATGTATTCGTGGATTTAGTGGTATATCAGGATATAATGTAGGAATTTCATCTTCATTACTAGAAGTAAATCGTGAAAGTTTAATCTTTGATGATACAACAGCATCTACACATACATCAGGCACAACTATAAAGAACTTATCTGTTTTATTTTTACAAGAATTTTTTAAAAAATTAAAGAAAACTTTTTTACCTGGTTTAGAAAATGAAACTTTTGCAACTAATTTAGATGCAGGTAACTTTGTAAAATTTGCTCGTTCTTTTTATCAATCAAAAGGTATTGAAGAATCAATCAGAATTTTATTCAAAGTATTATATGGAGTAGAATCTAGAATAATAGATCTTGAAGGTAACTTAATAAAACCATCTGACGCTGAATTTATTCGTCGTGAGGTCGTTGTTGCCGATGTTATTGGATCTGGTGAACCACAAAACTTAACTGGACAAACAATATTTAAATCAACTGATACCTCAACTAACGCATCAGTGTCTGAAGTTGAAATACTTAAAAGAGAGGGTAGAGATTATTATAAGATTGCATTATTTGTTGGATTTAGTGATCGTGACTTAATTGAAGGTGTATTTACAGTACCAGGTAATACAAAAGTTATTGATAAAGTATCTGCTGGTTCTTCAATTATTAGTGTAGATTCTACTGTAGGATTTGGTACCACTGGAACTGTAATTAGTGGTGCAAATTCTTCTATAAATTATACTTCAAAATCTATAAATCAATTTTTTGGATGTAGTGGAGTAGGAGTCGATATAAATTCTGCAGACAATATTAGAGATAACGAAACAATTTTTGGATATGAAAATGGAGATTTATCAAAGAGAGTTGATTTAAGAATTACTGGTGTATTATCTGAGTTAGTTCCAATAACTGATATAACTTTAATTAATGAAGGTGAAAATTTCTTTGTAAAAAATATTGGTGAAAAAATTGAAAATGATAATAAAAATTATAAACAAATATTTGCTAATTCTTGGATTTATAATACAAGTTCAAGATTTCAAGTAGACATACCTTTTGGTAGTTCAACTTTTACATTAAAAACTCCAATTGATAAATCATCTCTTAAAATTGGTGATAGATTTGATATTCTAAAAAGAAATGAACAAGTAATCGCTGGAAGCGGTACTGTCGCAAGTATTAATACAGGATTAAATCAAATAACAGTTTCAAACATTGCTGGATTTACTCAAAACGCAAATCAATTATATGATATTCGTAGAAAAGTTGAAAAAGCATCAAGTTCTGGTGTATCTCTTGCTCAAGGAAATGATAGTGTTATTGCAGATACTTTGAGTGTCTACACTGATGGGAACGTTGATGGATATGTTGCATCAAACTCTTTACCAAGTTATGACATAACGACCAATATAATAGAAGAAACTCTTATAGGTGGAACTGCTGTTGGATTAGACGGTTTTAATTCATTAAATGACCGATATAGTTTTATTAATTTTAATATTGGTAGAAATATCAAATTTATTCAAGGTGATGCTGTTACCTATCTACCTGAAGGGGATGCGTTAATTGGTCTAGATACTGGAAGAACATATTTTGTAGATCCCGTTATACCTGAACCAGGTCAAGATATTACAAAGATTAGAATATTTAATTCTACAGCACAAATAGGATCTGCGAGTACGGTTCAAGTTGGTCCTACGACATCTACAACTGATATCCATAGGTTTGTATTACAGAGACACTCAAGTAGGAAATTAGAAGCAGATAAGATACTAAGAAAGATTCCTTTATCTCAAAACTTATTTGTTAGTTCAAATCAAGACATACCTACAAATGATATTGGTATATTAATTAACGGTGTTCAGATTCGTTCACCTATTTCGGATAATCAGATATATTATGGTCCTTTAGAATCTGTTGATCTATTAAATGGTGGAAGTGGATATGATATATTAAATCCACCAATCGTTGGTATTGAAACAAGCACAGGAGTTGGTGCTGCTGTTGAACCGATTATACAAGGTTCAGTTAAAGAAGTATTTGTAGATCCTCAAGACTTTGATATTGATCAGGTAACAAGTATTTCATTAACAGGTGGTAATGGAAGTGGGTGTTTATTACAACCAATATTAGGAACACGAAACAGAGAATTAGAATTTGATAGTAGAGATGTATTCTTTAATGGTGGTGTTGATATTGTAAACGAAACTATAACATTTAAAAATGCTCACAATTTAGATGATGGTCAGATTGTTTATTATGGTTCTAATGGTAATTCTCCAATCGGTATTGGAACTGCATTTGACTTTGAAAATAAAATTAGTGGAACATTATCTGATGGTGCTCCATATTTCGTAAGGTCAGTAAATCCCACTACAGTTAAAATTTTTAATACTAGAGTGGATGCCTTATTTGGCACTACAGGTATAAACACTATCGGATTATCGACAGATACAGCAGCAAGCGGTATTCATAAGTTTAAAACAGAAAATAAAAATACTTTAGTTGCAGTCAAAGTTTTAGAGGAGGGTTCTGGATATACTCATCGTAAATTAAGAGTAAAACCCACAGGTATATCAACATCTTTAAATGTTGTTACATTTAAAAATCATGGATTTAATAGTGGTGAAATTGTAGAATATTCTGCAGAAACTACAGCAATACAGGGATTAAGTACAACATCATCATATTATATTAAGAAATTAACTAATGATACATTCCAGTTGGCAGATGCTGGTATAGGTGGTACATCAACCGTTAATTATAATAGAGGTAAATATGTTGACTTTATAACTTCAGGTGAAGGATTTCAGATATTTAATTACCCTCAAATAAAAGTCAATGTTGATGTTTCCTTTGGTTCAACAATAACTGGTGATATCACAATTACTCCAGTAGTGACAGGTGAGTTGATTGGTGGATATCTTTATGAGGAAGGTACAAACTATGGTTCAACAACTCTTGATAAAGAGGTAGTGCCTAAAGTTAGTATTGAAAATGGAAGATTTGCAGAATTTAAACCCATTATTGTAAATGGTAGAATTACTGATGTTGCAGTTGTAAACA